CAGATCGGCAGGAATTGCAGCCCGGCGAACTTGCCATGGCACTTGGGTTTCACGTCAACGAGTTCCATCAGGGACAGGATCGCCGAAATCCACCCGAACTGGTTGTTGGGCAGGGTCGACTCGAACCCGGAGAACGAGAATGCGGCATGCTCGTGCAGGAACAAGTTCAGGTAGGACGTGTTGATCAGGTAGATCGTCCCTTCCGGGCAGTACACGTCGGCATAAAACGGAACGCCGGCGATATCGAGCGCCTGAAAGGATGAGTGTCCGACGTAGTTCCCCGAGTCGAGCTTTTCGGCGGGGTTGATGTTGTACCGCTCGTTGGGGGTGAAGTCCTCGGCCAGGAGCGCCCATGTCCCTGCACCCATGATCCCGATCGTCGGCATCTCACCCGTGGTCTTGGTGACCTGGGCGATGTACTGGATCATCAGATTGCGGGTCGGAATGACGTTGCCGGTGTTGTTGACGAACGTCGATTTCCAGAACGTATTGGTCAGCCGGGGAATGCCGCCGTAGCTGTTGAGCACGGTCCCGTCGTCGATCGCGCCCGGAAGCCCAACGAGTTGCGACGTGTTCGCGATGTTGTTGAATAGGGCGGTCGCAAAGGCGTCGATGCTCACGTTGGTCGCATCGTTGAACCGCGCATCGATCAGCGGGACCACCCCGTAATCGACCTGCACAAGCCCCTCGAAGCCAAGGAACGGAATCGGCGTGACAAACGCCTTGAGGTTGAATTCCGCGTTCTGGATTCCCGGGGTCGCGCCGGGCTGCTGGAACGTGCCGCTGTAGTCGGTCCACTGCCCCGACACCATGGGCGTACCCTGTACGGGAGCCGTGATGGGCGAGAGACCACCGCTAGCGACCTGTGCCGAGGACAACAGCGCGCAGATGAGCGGCGCCGCCTTCCAGATTTGCACGTAAACGCGGGGCATGATTGCGCGCCTTACGACAGCCGTCAGCTCTTGCGCGATGGGTCCCTGGGCGGGAATTATGCCCTGGCCATATACTGGCAATTGTGCCTCCTGTTTTCTACAACCGACTACCTAGAGAACGCCGCCGGTAATCGGTTGCGTTTAAACTCTGTGATCACCTGGAACGCCGCGTTGCGACTGGCCTTCTGCGGGTTCTTGTGGAAGTCCTCGAACTTAAGCATTTTCCCGTCTTGTCCCGGAACCGTCGGGAATTCCCAAGTGGAGCCGCCGTGTTCGATATCGGGGGGCGGCTTCAGGTTGGGGTCTTCTCCAGGGTTGCGCTGGGCGTAAATGTCGGCCGCGGCCTCGTAGTCGCTGATTCCGTAATGCGTCATCAGGTCTTCGACGGCCTTGACCTGGTCCGGATTGAATCCGCGCTTGGTGATGACGGTTGATTTCTGATGCTGCCGAGACGCCTGGGCGCGCTGCATCTTCTCCTGGAGCCGCTCATCCTCAATCGATTTCTTGAACTGCTCGAATTCCTTCTTGAGGAATACGTCGGTAAACGCCTTCGATGCGCTGGGATCTACTTCCTTGACGAGGTCGGCGAACTGCGCCCGGGTCTTGGGATTGTGCGAGAGGCTGTATGAAAGCCTCGATAACCGGTCCATATCTTGAGGGGAAAGCTTCACGATGGGTTGATTCATTTTACCGGCCTCCCCTGCTTGGCGAGGGTGTCACCGTTGAGGCTCCACCGCTTCTTGCGCTCTGACTTTTCCTCGCCAACATCGGCCTTGTAGCCGCAGACCCGCCCGTACATCTCAAGTCCCTTTGGATTGACGAACGTCACCTTCTCGGCGCGGGCCTCGAAGAAAGACTTCTCCGACAGGGGGGCGGGTTTGGCGAAATCCTTGCTCATCAGATCGGCCGGCCCCTAACCGCCTGCGGCCCACCGCGTTCAAGCGTCATCTTGTTGCGCTCGAACATGAACTTGGAGGCCGATGAACCGCCGCCGTAGTCCATGTACATCGGCGGGTTTCGGAACTGACCGTCTTCCATGCGGCGCCGGTCAAGGTCCGCGGTGTCCACGCCCTTAGGTTTGAGAAAGTCGCCTGCCATTTTCGGTCTCCTTAGGCTGCCTCGCCACCGGGGGCGATAGGTGGAGTCATCGGCCCGCCGCCTCCGGGCGGGGGAAGTCCTGTCGGGGGTGCGCCCATGCCTCCGATTCCGGCCCCTGGAGGGGTCGCAGGAACGGGGAGGGGCTTTGGTTCGTGCTCTTTCTTCTCGGCCGTGAAGAACCCGTTGAGCGCGGAAATGGCGCGACTGATCGCGTTCCATCCGCCGCCGTCTTTGGGCTGCGTGGCACCGATCTCAAGAAGCTGGTTGATAATCTTTTCGATTCGCTTTGCGCCCTGCGCCTGGAGTCCCGCTCCGGTACCGGGGGACACCATTGGCGATGCACCGGGGCCGCTCGGCCCTCCGATCGGGGATTTCATCATTCCGGGCGGGGCGGCAGGGGGTGCCGCGCCGGGTGCGAGAGCCATGAAACACCAATTTCGCAATTCAGGTATGCGAATTGGTATGACTTACTTGAGATTGCGTCAAGTTCCCAAGAAAAAGGCGCCCCTTTCGGAGCGCCTCTGCCGCTAGAGGGGGCTTGTCCTCAGCGCCGACCGCGCCGCTTGTGCCGCTTGCCACGCCGATTGCGAACTTCACCACCGTAATTCATGATTCATTCTCCGTTGCTCTTTCCTGCCCGGATCGGGCAAGATTCCAGTAGAAACGATCAATGAAGGCTTGCATTTCCTCCGCGCGCCGGAAAGAGCTTGGTCCAAACAGGCGCACTAAGAGTTTTTGATTTACCTTCATCATCGCCCCACAAGGCTACTTTCAAAGTCGTGGGAAGGTCAATTACTTCTTTTTAGCCGCATGTCCCGGTTTGCCTGCGAGTTCGGGATGTGCGGCAATCATCTTCTCCTGTTTTTTTCTCCGCTTGCGAAGCGAATGCAACAGCGTGTCCCGAGACGGCGGGTTGGTCATCCGAATCAGGTCCGCATCGTCGATCGCCCCAAACTTGCGGAATATCACCGCCAGTTCGCGCGCCTCGTCTCCGAACAGCGGGCTGTGGCTATGACCGTCGACGCGCATTTTGACCTTGCCGACTTCGCACGGCAGGAACTTGTGGGTCTTTCCGCTGTCATCCGGTTCGGTCTCGATCTCTTCTTCATCGTGAGCCATCTTAAGCTTTAGGCCCACGTCGCCGATTTTGTTGAGCGGGTCTTCGATGACAAGCGCAGCCTTCTTGATTCGTCCGGAACCGCTTTTTTTGAGGTCCGCAGAGTGCTGGTGAGACCGCACGCCCTTTTCGCTGCGTCCGGAGATGACCTCTGTCAGGCCACTTGCCTCCAGGAACATCTGTTCGAACTTGTCGTATTCGTGGAAAATGTCCGCAGGCATGTCAGGCTTTAGTTCCTGCACCTTGGCGTTGGGCAACTGGTCGAAAAGGTAGCTTCCGGCTCCTCCGAAAGCGGCCATCTTTTCCTCTGTCAGGCCCATGAACCCCGACCCGATCTTTGCCGGGTCCGCCTGCCGGTCAAGAATGTCGTCGATTTGGTCCAGCCTGGTCAGCAACTTTTCTTGCAGCGGGATCAGCGTATCGATATGCGCCTTGCCCCAGAAGTAGTTGTACTTCGGGTAAGGCTGAATCTTCGAGAATGGGTGCTCTCCTGGGTAGAACAAATTGCTTTTCGAGGGGTCCAATCCTCGTTTTGCAGCCCGGCCGAAAAGGTCGATGACGTTCTGTGTTGCCTTCTTGTAGCTCTCGATCGTCTTGGAGCTGTCGCCGATCATAATATCCGGCTCGATCATGTGAAACACGCGATAGTCAATCGCACTGTCATCCCAAGCCCAAAGTTCGGTGAATCTAACCACAGGCGCACTCGTGTTGGCCTGATAGGTGGCCTCGGGGGTGTAGTCGGGATTGACCTGTCCGAACAGCGTTCCGGACAAACTGGATCCTGTTGACCCCGCTATCATCATGCGTTGCAGCATTTGCGGGAACGGAGACACCGTATCCCGATTTACCACCGCCATCTGTGACAGTTTGTCGCCATGACCGGCTCTTATGAGCCGCCCCGCCGCCTGTTGATAAGTCAAGAAATACGTGTGGCAGAAGCACTCTTGCGAATCCAGATCGGACACGCTCTCCCGATACACCCCAAAATTTGCCGGCGGTACAAGTTCGATGAACAGTTCCTTGCGATCACGATTCCATCCGATCTTGGTCAACATCGTGTCGTAAACAAGAGACCACGGGATCGCGTCCATGATCGCCGCCGAAATGCCGCACGATTGGAAGTCGTCGTTGAAATCGTCCTGAA